GTTGTGCTCTTGTTGATGCTCTTTGTTGGGCTCTTTGCAAGATTTCGCGAAGGTTATTAATATTTTGTTTTAAATCTTTTTCACTAGTTCTTTCATTTATAGCTGATAAAGCTTTGGTTGCCGCCTCACCCTCTTTCTCTGATATTTGTCCGCCACCTTTTAAAGATTCGAATGCTTGTAAGAATTGTTGACCCTTGATTTGATCTAGTAAAGCTTTTGCTCCAGCGGCATTTGTTCCCGCAATAGGGGTTTCTTTTCCTGCGTATGATAATATAGCTCCACCACCTTTAGCACCTACTAAGTCTGATAATCCAGGGTGATTTTCAAATTGGTTTAATACATTAAATAGATTACCAATCTGTGCATTGATTTTTAAAGATTGTTCTTGTGCCTTAACATCTTCTTGAGCTTTTTCTTTAGCAAAGGTTGTTTCTCCTGCGATTTTTGGATCTAGATCTAATTGAACTTCTTTTTGGGCTTGCGTTTCTAATGCTTTTTTTTGAGCATCTGCTTCTCCATAGCCAGGTACAACATTAATTTTTCCACTTTGTGTTAAAAATGCACCTTTGCCAGTAGTGTCTCTTTGAACATTTAAAAATTGTTTTCTTAATTCCTCTGATGGCAAATTTTGGTAATATTCAAACTCTTGGATTTTAGCTGGGGTAAATTGATTAAAAGAAGTATATCTAGGCGATGTTGACTGCAATACATAAGCCTCTCTAGTTTCTGGCGATAAACTTTCCGCAACATCGGCTAAAGGTTGATTTCCTTTACTTATCGCAAATTGCTTAAAAATATCAACATTTTTTGCTTCATTTGCTAATATTTTTTGTTGCGTTTTGTAAGCGGAATAAGCACCTATACCCGCTGTTATCCCTTGAGCTATTGCACCAAAAGCACCAGCCCTGCCTCCGCCAAATAAATCTGGATTTTGTGCTTGTTGCATGATGCTTTGGGATTGAGCTAATTGTTGTTCTAATAATTGTCTTCTCGTCTGTGCCATTTTTCTCCTATATTAAAATATTATTTTACCTTCTTGATGCGTAATAATTTCCTAAAGCTCCTATACCAGCTCCAATTACTTGACCGCCTGCTTGCCATTTCGCTGCGGTTGTTGCCGCTCTATTTTGCATTCTTGCCATATCCATTGATGCTTGGCGATTGAGTTGTGCTTGCTCCGCACCCATTAAATCTAATCCTTGGTAATTAGTTTGGAACATTCCAAAATTTGCCCCTGTTCCTACTTGTGATCTACCTAATAATGAAGATATTTCATTAAATCTTGCCGATCTTTGAGCTTCTGCGACTTGTATTCCTTGTAGAACACTTTGCATTGATAGTTCATTTAATTGACTAGCTTGTGCTTGATCGAGTCTATTCATAGCTGAGTTATAAGCTTCACTATTAATAGGTATTCCTTGATTTGCTAATTGCGTTGCCAGTGCATCTCTTTGACTTTTTAGTTGTGGTTGCAATTGACGCATTCCTAAGTCGAAAGTAGTTTGTCTAACTAGTTCGTTATTGGTACTTGGCATTGTTCCACTTAAGGATCTTGCTAACTCGTCAGCTAATCTTTCTTGTTGTAACCTTTGGTTTTTGGTAAATTCTGATTCATTTATGCTAATGGTATTTGTGTAGGGATCGTAAGTTTGACCACCTTCAGGTGTAACAATATTTGGGTTATTTAACAGTAAATCTTTTTGTTCCGTTGGGCTTAAATTAGCAAACAAATTAGCTGTGTTGATTTGATTTATTTCTTGTTGAGTGTAAGGCGTTCCGTCTGGTTTTTTATATTCACTTCCATATTTTCCTGCTTGAAAACCCGCTGAAGCTCCACCTAATGCTCCTAACGGTCCAGCCAACGATCCTAAAGCAGCACCATAAATAGCTCCACCCAATCTAGTGTCTCCGCCAGGTAATTTTGAGGCAACTCCTCCAATCGCTTTTTTAAAACTTTTTCCTATTCCCATACTATAAAATATTTGTTAAATTAACGCTATAATCCGTTCTAAACCAATTTAATTCTTGCCCTTTTAAGCCAGCCTCTAGTCGCATTGAAACATCAACACCTTGTCCAGACGCATAAATTAATTTGTTTTGTGATAAACTTTCAGGACTCCAAAGGGCAATATCCCAATAAGACTCGTCCCATTTACTTCCCAAAGCTTCCACTGATAAACTTTGTTTTGTTGAGTTTCTGCCATAGTCATAATTTACAATTTGATTAACTACTGCCGACCCATCAATTTTTAATACATTTCGATAACTATTCACAATTTTTTCAGCTGGCGAACCTAAATTAGCGTAGGCTGATTGTGCTTTTACATTAATGTATTCGCCATTGTCATTAAAACCATCATCTGCTAAAAACACTTTACCATTTCCTCCAAAATATAGCCTTTCATTGTAAATTCCCCAAGTTACCGCATTCAACCCTGTAAATTTAAAAGCTGCACCAGTAATAGTATTAAATCCAAACTGAATATAGGTTTGGTTAGTTGCAACCGGGACATTAAAAAATATCCAAGCTCCTCTTGGGTAAGATATAACTTCCCAACCATAATTAGAAACATAATTTTGGGCAGATTCTAAAACAGCTCCAGATAATTTTGTGTTGTCAGTTGTTTGTCCTTCATTTGCAAGAGCGGTAGAAAGCATTATAAAATCTTGGTTTGTTAACAATGCTACATCGCCAGCAACTTTAGCTGAACATCTTATAGACAATGGCGTTCCTAATTTATAAACTCCAACTAAAGCCCATTGTGCCGCTTTACTAGGATCATCTCCTTCGTAAACTATGGCATAACCATTTGACATTATAAAAACCGCATAATCATCAACTCCTGCTCCGCCATCTCTTGAAACTGTTATCATTTTTAATAAATTTCCACCTTGGGGACTAACATAAGATAAATCAAATTTTGCAAAAGTTCCTGAAATTGCATTTACCGCACCATGCCAGAAAAAAGGTTTTGTCGTATCCCAAACATAAACAGTGTTTTTAAATATATTAATTCCGTTTAATGCTGAGGCTGTTCCTCCAGTTGGATTTATTGCATTACTTGTAATTGTTGATCCATCAAATTTAATAGGCGAGTCTTGACCATTAACAAGTAGGGTATAACCATTAAATGGGGCATACTCCCACTTTGCATTTTGGTATCCTGATCCCAATTCTACGATGCTTGCATTGTTAGTGATATCGCTTATTTTTGTTCCATGGCAAGCTAAAAATTTTCTAACCCCTGACGAATAATGTTCGATTAAAGTTTGAACATAACCAGTTAATCCTGAACAATATTGATTATGCCCTTTTCTTGATTTAACCGATCCTTGAGAAGGAATAAAATTTTCTAAAACTATTGCGTCTGTAGCTTCCATTACGCTTTCACTATCTCTTGTATTTAAACCGCCATAAGGCGACGGTATATTTACACGCATAGCTTGCCCGTTCCGTTCCTGTAATACTGCTGGACTTGTTCTTACATTTAACATTAAGAAGCGTAATTAATTGGTCTAATAGTGCTAATTTGGACGTTCCACACATCTTTTAAAGGTGCGTTTATTTTACCTCTTGAGCCATTAACCTTAATTCTTTCGGCAATCGCTTTTTCGGCAGTTATTTTTTCTTCGGCGTAAGCTCTTCCGTTATTTTTCAACCATCTCCAAGTTGTATCTAACTTGACGATATATTCATCTATAACTGGTATATCTGTATCAGCTAAAAAACTTGTTTGGGGAGTGTTGGTAGAACTTTTAACAATGTTTTTAGTTATATACTCGAAAACATAATTTTGAATAGCTGTTGGTGTTTGATGAATTACTATTTCATTATTTCTAATTCTATAAAACTCTTCAACACCTACGCCAAGCGTTGCAGAGTCTTTTAAAATTCGCCAAATTTCAGCAGTTGTAGCTCCAATCAAAGCTCGGTGCTGATTTTGATTCCAAAAGGTATCATTGACTAATCTATCAAAATCGCTAGGCAAACTATAATTTGCTTGAGAAATAACACTTGCAAAAGTGTATTCCTTTTGAAGTTCCTGCCACTGATAACCTCTGGATAATTCTATAATTGAATTTTTAACAGCTTGAAGTATTTGCTTAGCAACATCATCATTATTACCAATAATAACAGCCGGTATTGATGATGATTTTGTTTCATTTAAAATGTCTTGGCAAATACTTAACAAACTCATTATTCTAAATCATTTTCAATTGTTTCAGATAATTCATTTTCGCTTTGTTTTTTTTCTAAAGCCTTTAATTCTTTTTTTGATAAAGGTTTTTGATTTTTCAAAGCTTCATTTTCTGCTTTAAGTTTTTCGAGCTCAGCTCTTAAATCATTATTAACATCATATGACTGCTCTTGTCTTTCTAAATATCTTTTGTAAGCAGTGCTATAATATTCTTTTAAGCTTAATCTTTTTTTTGCTCCACCAGCAAGATTAACTACTTTTTCGTTACCTTCGACTTTTTTTGTAACTATAGTGTAAGGATCGCCTTCATTTGTAATTTCTATATAAAGATCATAAACTGGCTTCTCGTTTTTTTCGAGAGGAACTCCTTGCCTGTTAACTGCTATTGTTTGCAAATCTTCATTAGTGATTTGTTTCTTTTTGTCAAAGAATTGGATGTAGTTACCATCTCTTTCTTTAATTCTTTCCTCATTAATTGCGATAACGATATTTTTCATTTTTTTATTATTTTAAGTTAAACCTAAGGGGGTTTTAGCCCCCCTAGATGATAAAATTAGCCATTTCCATTAGCAGATGGTCGGTTAATTTGAGCTAGTGCAAAACCTGCAGACGGTGTTCCGTTAGCAGTGATAAATTTTAAATTATCAATTTTGTCACCAGAAACAACTGCGTCATCCAAAGTTCCTGCAGTTGCTGTTAAGTAACCGACGGCATTGGCGGCAACAGTTCCTGTTTTAACAACAGCTGTTCCCGCTATTTGATACCAACCATATTGATTGGCAACATTCGCTGACATAGCAATTGCGATACTTCCTCGCGATCCAGCAACAGCTCTAGTTGATGTCATGGCATCTAAATCATAAATGACAGGCTCACCAATTGCTGTTGATGCAACACCTTTTAAGTAAATAAACTCACCTTGACCATATAAAGTAGTATCTCTATCTTCGGCACGGATAATTTTACCTAGAGTGTGTTTTTGAGTAGTTGATGTTTCGTCAATCTTTTGATTGATTACATCAGCTTCAATTGATATAAATTTTGGCATAATATTCTCCTTTAAAAATTAGTTTTTAGCAACACCATGAACTCTAGCAGAGTTAATAGTTAAGTTTCCATATAAATAAACAGGAGTTACATAGGTCAATTGATTTAATGGACGCTGTGTTGATTCTTGAGTAAATAACGGGTTGTTTAGATGCTTAAACTTCACATAATCAGTATTAATAAAATACATGTGATTTGCTGGAGTATTAGGATCGTAAACTACTGAAGAAGATTTATAAGCTAAGTTTTGAAAACCTAACACACCTTCATTAGTATTGGTGATTCTTTGAATTTGCTGTAAAGAATTTTCAAAAAAACCAAAATAGTTTGCGTCGGCAATAATCAAGTCAGGAACTGAATTTTCTTGAACTTGGCAGTCAAGATATAATTTGTTCATACCAGCTTGGATGTTAGATGCAGAAGCATTAGCACCAGCAGAAGTTGAAAAATCATAAACTTGGTTTCTCCAGAAAGCATTGTTTGCACGGTTAATGTTACCAACTGTTCCTGAAGTTGGATCGTCAGCAATCAACAATTGTAAACCTCCAAGAGTTTTACCGCTGTAACCAGTTCCATCATCAAAAAGTGCAGCTCCCACGGC